ATCTAAGGCTGGCAAGTCTAAGTATGAAAAAGTTTTCATTGTTGGTATAGAAAGAATTGAAAACGGTGAGGGCTACTGTATTCAAGTCGATAGTGATGACAGCACGTATATCACCGACGACTATATTGTAACACATAACACGTTCATCTTATCATTGTACTGCATACTAAGAGCTATGTTGATTCCTAACAGGAAAATCGTCGTCGTTGGTGCCGCATTTAGACAGTCAAAATATCTGCATGATTATATGGAGAATATTTGGAAAAATGCCCCGATTCTGAGGGATATGTGTGACGGTAGCAGCGGTCCAAGACGCGATGTAGACATGTGTAAGCTTACTATCAATGGCAGTACGATATCAGCACTGCCCATTGGCGATGGTCAAAAAATTCGTGGACAGAGAGCAAATGACATTATCGCGGATGAATTTGCGAGCATGTCTAGAGAAATTTTTGAAAATGTAATTGCGGGCTTTGCTGCCGTATCCGCCTCTCCTGTCGAAAATGTGAAAAGAATGGCGATGGAGGAAATGGCCAAATCTAAGGGAATTGATACCGTATCTTTATATGATAAAAAAGATATAGACGTTGCTAAAACTAATCAGATTATTCTATCTGGGACAGCTTATTATGACTTTAATCATTTCTCTGAATACTGGAAAAGATGGAAGACTATCATAGAGACCAGGGGTGATGAAAAGTCTATTTCCAATAATGTCTTCAACGGAGAGGCAGTTCCTTCATCTTTTAAATGGGATGATTACTCTATCATGAGAATTCCCGTAGATTTAGTTCCTAAAGGCTTCATGGATGAAGGACAAATTGCTAGATCAAAAGCCACTGTACACAATGGTATATATCTCATGGAATTTGGTGCTGTCTTCACAAAAGATAGCCAAGGCTTCTTTAAAAGAAGCTTGATTGAATCTTGTGTAGGAACTGATACCAAACCAATAAAAACCGTAAATGGTGATGTATATTTTGACCCTATATTACAAGGAAACAAAAACTATAAATATATCATGGCCATTGACCCCGCATCTGAAGTAGATAAGTTTAGTATTATTATTTTAGAGATGCATTCAGATCATAGAAGAATAGTATATTGCTGGACAACAACTAGAAAAGACCATAGCGAGCGAGTTCGTAAAGGATTAACTGATGAAAATAACTTTTATAACTATTGTGCAAGAAAAATTCGAGAGCTTATTGGGTTGTTCCCAATAGTTCATATAGCTATCGACTCTCAGGGCGGTGGTTATGCTGTATCTGAAGCACTGCATGATAAAAGCAAGTTACTTGCTAGTGAAGTTCCTATTTGGCCCATTATTAATCCAGATAAAGAAAAGCCAACTGACAATGAGCAAGGCTTACACATCTTAGAGTTGTGTCAATTTGCTAATTATGATTGGTATTCTGGAGCCAATCATGGATTAAGAAAAGACCTTGAAGACAAAAGATTATTATTTCCGCGTTTCGATCCAATAACAATTGGCGTTTCCATAGAGTCAGATAAAGTTAATAATAGATTATATGATACTCTCGAAGATTGCGTGATGGAGATAGAAGAATTAAAGAATGAGCTATCATTAATTGAAATTACGCTTAGCGATAAAGGTCGTGAGCATTGGGATACTCCAGAGGTTAAAATAGGTGTTGGCAGAAAAGAGAGAATGAGAAAAGACAGATACTCTTCTCTTTTAATGGCAAATATGGCAGCTAGATCTATAGATCTTGATCCACCTTCTGTAGACTATATTGGGTATGGTGGTTTTGCTAGATATGAATCTGGGTCTAAAAATAAAAACTCTGCCACTTTTTCCGGACCTTTATGGTTTACTCAACAAATGAATGATATTTATTAACAATATTTGGTGTATATACATTCATACGAATTGTATTTCAATAACTATTCAATTGATAGGTGATATATGTCAGATAAAGAAAAAAAATCAGATCCTCCTTATTTTATGTTCTCAAATGCAGAGGATTTGTCTCAAGCTAGCGGAAACGTTGATAGCTATGACGGAATATTAAGCTCTACGGCTAGTCGTAGATCTTATTTAGATATTGAACCAAATATTTCTGTAAGAAATGATTTTACTAAAGAGGATTATTATCGATTTAGACCTTTAGAAGATCCGGGAAACAATCATAGGTCTTACATGGCTAATTGTATGAAGGCTTATGAAAAGGTTGGTATAATCAAAAATATTATTGATTTGATGGGAGATTTTGCCTCACAGGGCATTACTCTTCATCACCAAGATAAAACTGTAGAAACATTTTATCGCAAGTGGTGGGAGCTTGTTGATGGTACTGAAAGATCAGAAAGATTTTTAAATACATTATATCGTTGTGGTAATGTAATAATCAATAAGAGATATGGCAAAATATCCACTAAAACAAAAAAGGAAATGTCTAAAGCTGAAGACAAAATTAACATATCTCAGAATATTGTCAAAAAAACTATTCCCTACAAATATGATTTTCTTAATCCTCTCACTATAGAAGTTGATGGAGGATATGCTGCTGCCTTTAGTGGAGAGAAGGTATATAAAATGCAGCTATCAAGATCTTTAAAAACATCTCTTGAAAAAAATCCGTCTGTACTTAACAGTCTGCCCGATTATATCAAAAAGGCAATGAAAGATGGAAGTACAAAAATAACTTTAGATCCAAAAACAATAGAAGTTTATCACTATAAAAAAGATGATTGGTTGTTGTGGGCTAGTCCAATGATCAATCCTATTATTGATGATATAGTGATGCTTGAAAAGATGAAGCTTGCGGATATGTCCGCATTAGATGGTGCTATTTCAAATATACGCCTGTGGAGACTTGGAAACCTTGAGCATAAAATTCTTCCAAACAAAGGAGCTATTGATAAGCTACGCAATATTTTAGCGAGTAATGTAGGCGGAGGCACTATGGATCTTGTATGGGGTCCGGAAATTGACTTCAAAGAAAGTAGCACTCAAATATATAAGTTCCTTGGAACAGAGAAGTATCAACCTGTTTTAAATAGTATATATGCGGGACTTGGTATTCCTCCAACATTAACAGGTTTAGCAGGACAGAGCGGTGGTTATACTAATAACTTTATTTCTTTAAAGACATTGATTGATAGGCTTGAATATGGCCGCAGTCTATTAAATCAATTTTGGAAAAAAGAAATAGCATATATTCAAAAATCGATGGGGTTTTCATCTCCTGCGGTAATTCACTACGACCATATGCTATTATCTGATGAAGCCTCAGAAAAGAATCTTCTTATTCAGTTAGCAGATAGAGATATCATATCTGTTGAGACTCTTCGAGATAGATTTGGTGAAATAAACAATATTGAAGAATCTAGGCTAAAAAGTGAGTCTAAGAAAAGAACTAAGAGTAAAATGCCGCAAAAAGCAGATCCTTATCATAACGGCAATGTTGAAAGCGATTATATTAAGATAGCTTTACAAAAAGGAGAGCTGTCTATTGAAGATGTTACTGATATTAAACCAAGCAAGCCAGCAAATGTTGAGTCTGTAACTTCTCCTTCTCCTGAACAAAATAAAAAAATCAGTAATGATAATGGCAGGCCAAAATTTTCCCAAGACACTAAACCGCGAAAACAAAAAGAAGTAAAGCCAAAATCTACTCCAACTGCTAGTGCGGCGACCGTGCTTATTTGGTGTCAAGAAGCACAGAAGACCATTTCTGATGTTCTAAATCCTGCACTTTTAAATCACTATAATAAAACCAATTTACGGACTCTAAGCAAGGCTGAAATGATTCAACTGGAAGACATAAAATATAAAATATTATGCAATATTAAGCCTTTTGAAGAAATTTCTACAGAAAAATTAATAAGTATTCTTGAGTCAAGTCCGAGGCTCTCTGAGTCACAGCAAATTATAAAAAGCTCTATTTTTACTGAGTTTTTTGACAAAAATAATAGATCTCCTAATATTGACGAGCTGAGACATATCAATGCCATTAGTTATTCAATGTCTTTTTTTTAAATAAAAGTCTTTGATATCATATATTTGGTGTATTAGTCATAATAGAAAGGCTAAAGCATATGACAGATATATTTAAATATGAATTAATTGATGGACTCCAAGATAAAATCGAAAAAGAGTCTTCAATTGCTTTCACATGTGAAATCTTATCTAAAGATATTGAGATTCCAACAGACCCAATTCAGACTATGCAGTCTGTTGCGTTTTTGGGACTCGATAATCAAGATTTATACACTTTAAATTCCGTTCTTGTTTCTGCTGGTTGGAATAAGAATGATGATGTATTTGGAGTTGATGAACTCTGGAATGCAAGATATACCCCGATAAACAAGCAGTTTAATTATATGCACGATGATACCGATATTATCGGACATATCACAGATGCTATTTTGTTTGATCAAGAGGGAAATAGAATACCAGAGACATCAGCACCTGATTCTTTGCCGCAAAATATTGATATTATAACAAGTGCTGTTATATATAAAACTTGGTCTGATCCTAGTATGCGTGAAAGAATAGCTGAACTTATAAAAGAAATAGAGCAGGGCAAATGGTCTGTATCTATGGAATGTGTTTTCAACAATTTTGATTATGCTATAATTGGACCAGACAATAATAATAGAGTTCTTGCAAGGTGTGATGATTCTTCTTTTCTAACAAAGCATTTGCGTGCATATGGCGGAACTGGAGAATATCATGGATACAAGATTGGTCGTCTTTTGAGGGGTTTTTATTTTTCTGGTAAAGGTCTGGTTAATAATCCAGCCAATCCAAGAAGTATTATTTTTAATCGTGATATAAATCCATTTGACTCAAAAGCTAAAATAGAATTTAAAACTTTTTTAAGTGCTATGGAGGTTAACAACATGGCTGATGAAGTACAGCAAGTTGAAGACTTTGAAGCCAAGGTTCAGGCTCTACAGGCAGAATTTGACGCCTTTAAAGCAAGTGCGGAAGCTGATAAGTCAGAAACAGAAACAAAAATTCAAGCATACGAAACTTCTCTTTCAGAAAAAGATAATCATATTACAACCTTATCTGAAAAGGTTTCTGAGCTTGAAGCTGCAATTGCAGAAATGAAAACAGAAAAAGACAAGATGTATGAAGAAAATAAAGATATGAAGAAAACCATGAAGTCTATGAAGAGAAAAGCATCGCTTGCGGAAGCTGGCATTGATGCTGAATCTTCTGAAAAGATCTTGGCTGAATTCGAAGAAGCTACTGATGAAATGTTTGCTACAGTTGTTGCTTTGATGGCAGATAAGAACAAGGTTGCTCCGGCACCTGCTCCTGCTCCAGCACCTCCAGTAGCAGAAGTTGTTGAAACAGTAGAGGATGAAGTTGAAGAAGAAGCCGATGCTTCAGAACTAGATACAGTTGAAAAAACATCAATGGCTTCATTAGCAAATCCAAGTAATGATGATGAGGATGAACAAAGAGCTATTGCTTCTTCAGCATCATGGCTGCGTGAATCTGTTTTACGAACTACTAAAAATCTTAAATAATAAAGGGGTATACTATGGCTCTTAAAGGCGATCGTCACGAATTGGATACAGAAATTTCATACTTTATGAATGAAACTGCATCTCAGGGTGTTGTTGTTTCTATTAGCACTCAGGGTTCTGGTGCTGCAATGGACAGTGCTTCAGCAGTAGCTACTGTTGCAGCAGAAGCATCAGGTGCTACAGCACTTGGCATTCTACTAAATAATGTGGTTGATATTGATCAAACACGACAGCACATTAACGGTCATAAAGACGAAGTTCAAAGTGGTGGAAAAGTTACCATTTTGACAAAGGGCTTTGTAGTTACTGACCAAATCAGCGGAACACCAACCGCTGGTCAGACAGCATATCTGGCCGATAGTGGAAAGATTGCTGGAACACAGGACGGTACTGCTCCTGCTATCGGACGCTTCCTTTCTACAAAGGATGCTGACGGTTACGCTAAAGTTTCAATCAATCTTCCTTAATATAAATCCAGATAGGAGAACAAAATATGTCATTTTTAACAAAACCTTCTAGCGAGTTTATTGATCTACTCAAAAGAACAGCAAGTAACGACCGTACTGAATCTGCTGTAGCTATGTCTGAACTAGCAACAGCTATTCAATTGCCTCTTCGTGAGGGAATTATGGTTGGAGATATTGCTTCTAGTATTTATGAGCGTATTTCTATGGCTCCCGGCAGCTCAACAGAATTCCCATTGGATCTTCTGTCTCCGGGCCAAGAAAATGATATGATCGCATATGTAGCTCCTGCTCATGGTCGTATTCCTGAGCGAACTGTTGAGGGCGACTATGTGATGGTTCCAACCTACACGATTGCTAGCAGCATTGACTGGTTGCTACGATACGCTCGTGAAGCACGTTGGGACATTGTTGCTCGTGCAACTCAGGTTCTTGAAGGCAGCTTCGTTAAGAAGATGAATGATGACGGATGGCATACAGTACTTGCTGCTGGTGTTGACCGTAACATTCTTGTTTATGATGCTGATGCTGCTGCTGGTCAGTTTACCAAGCGATTGGTTAGCTTGATGAAGGTTGTCATGCGAAGAAACGCTGGTGGTAACTCAGCTTCTCTAAAGCGTGGACAGCTTACAGACCTATATCTTTCACCAGAAGGTGTTGAAGATATGCGTAACTGGGGTGTTGATCAGCTTGACGAAGTTTCTCGAAGAGAAATTTATGTAGCTGCTGATGGTGCGGGATCTGTTTCTCGTATCTTTGGTGTTAATGTTCATGCTATTGATGAACTTGGCGAAGGTCAAGAATATCAAGTTTATTATGAAGATAACTTGAGCGGAACATACGGCCCATCTAGTGATGTTGAGTTGGTTGTTGGTCTTGATCTTGCTGCTAATGATTCATTCATTATGCCAGTTAAGCAAGAAGTGACAATCTTCGAAGATCAAAATCTACATCGTCAGCAACGTGCTGGTCTTTATGGATTTGCAGAAATTGGCTTTGGAGTATTAGATACCCGTCGAGTACTTCTCGGAAGCTTCTAATATAAATCTAAAAAAAAAAATCTAGAGACGCTGGGAAAATACATCTCAGCGTCTCTTTTTTTTTGATATAATAGTGTATATGGTATTTCTGTTTCACTATTTGAAAGAACTTTATGGATACGAACCATCTGATTTAACAATTAAATCAAGTAAGCTTATTTGTCTAAGCTGTGATTATTGCGGAATTGAATTTGACTCAACCCCAAAAAGAAGACTGTCCGCACACTCA